TCCGAAATCATCCAGCTGGTATAACCAAAGGTCAGTGTTGTTGATGTTGTTGATCGTGATGGGTTGAACGTAATTTGTGGTTGGTTGGACTATTGAAAATTCTGTGCTGCCTAGGGAACCCTGCTTGAATAAAACAAAAAATCCTGTGTTGGGACTGGTATCACCTGCTCCATCTATTCTATACAGATATGTGAAACCTGTGCCGGGGATAGGTGCCGGCTCGTAAATAGATTCTGCCCGGGATATAGAGCACGGCATTATCTCAAACTGTCTATTGATACCGCTTATCGACCTGTTGAATTCAAATACCGGCACATCGGTGTTGTTGGAATTCAATGTATAAACTTCTGTGGGGATACCTCCGATAGAATCACTCTCCTTTGGTTTACCAAATCTCTGTCCTTCCACATTGGCGGCATTCAACACTGTGATAAATTGTTCTCGATAATTTGTATTTGAAGGATCATTCCAGACGATTGTGGTATTAATCAAACTATTTCCACTGCTGTCCTTGATGTCTTCTGACGTAGATACCGAAGCTATTTTCAACAGTCCAGACGCTGATAAATTTCTCTTGGCATTGTAATTGATCAATCTTGCCAGTCTAAGAATGCTGTTCCTTCTCTCCGCGGTTTCTAAAAAATTTTCTCTTGCATTCAGATCCACTCGAAAACTCAGACTCTGAGCAATGTAGGCTATGAGATCTATCAGCGCCACATACTCTGAGCTCTCCACGAAATCATTGAAGTCATCTGGATAATTTTCCCTGAGATAGGCCACCATGGTCCTTCGCAGTGTTTCAAAGTCGTAAGATTTGAAATCTGCCTGTTGAAAAGCAGTGTAAATTTTGCGCCAATCTTCGGCTACAAGCAAGCGATTTTGTCTGTCAGTGATGGCCATAGTTTAAACTATGGATATTTATTGATTGTATAATGTGCGTAGATTAAGAAAGGCGCAAAGCGCTGTTTTCGTCAAAACTAAAGGTGAGTTTCTCAGTGATGTTGTAGGGTACGTAGGTAATGGTGGCCTGCACCGATATGCCGTGGTCTGACTCACTTACCAATATCTCGCTGGTGCTTAATCTTGGATCCGCATTTAGATTTTGTGCGATGTCGTCCGCCACTGCCTGTTTGATCACGTCGGTCAATGGTTCGAACAGCAGGTCATAGATTATGGTTCCGAATTCGGGATTTTCCACACGCTCGCCCTTTCTCACACTCAATCGATTGATCAGATCTTGTTTGATCAATGCAAAATCATACAATTTATAATTGGTTTTATCGGCCCGCGAGCTGAACCCTCTAAACGTCTGCTGCCCACCTGCTATGTTATTACTTTTATCGTTTTCGCCCATCGTTAAAATCCAAAAATCTTACCTATACTCCTGCCCACGCTGGCTATCCTGGAAGTGATCTGATTGCCCACCATTCCCACCACGCTTTTAATTTGCGTCACTGATGTGATGTTTTTTCCCATCACTCCCTTGTAGATGTCATTAGCTATACCTAATCCTCCTGCAACATTATTTACTTTGCCTAGAACATTGCCTGCTTTGCCTAGAACATTACCTGCCACTTTTCCTATGGCTTGATTTGCCACGCCCGACAAGTTGCCAATGCCTTTGGTAGCCAAGTTGCCAAGACCACCAAGAGACGTGTTGGCAAAATTCTGTAGATTGCCCAGACCTCCAGGCACTCCACCCAGCGCATTGAAACTCTTGGCCACTCCTCCAAGTGCCTGATTGGCCAATCCCTGAACTCCAGGCAACACGTTACCTGCAGACAACAAGTTGCCTGCTGTGGCGAACACTCCCTTGCCTGTGCTCAGATCATTCAGCACAGATGTGACCGATCCAGTCACTGCCTGTCCTAGGTTTCCTTGCGTGAAAAGCACTCCTGCCTGATTTACAAACACCTGCTGCGACAATGCATTTAATGTTCCGCTTGTAATAGACTGCACAGTCTGCTGTATGGTAGAGCTGGCTGCCTGGCCCAGAGACGATGCAGCTTGTTTCACCGTTGAAGGAAATCTATCAGTGTAAGTGTTATAAAAGTTTTCCACGGCCTGCGTCAAGGCCTTGACGTCTGTCACGGGTATGTCTAATTTTTTTATATGCACTGAAAGGTCTGCTGCTTGCTGGAGCCTTCTAATGTTTTCATCGGGATTGTTCCTATTCATTTGTGCGACGTGTCCGGGGGTGCCTGGCACGTCTGCATCGGTGTCGTCCTCTGTGCCATTGAACGTGGTCACAATGTCATTATGTGCAAACCATGGTTCGTGCGTTGGTACGCGCATTCCGGACATGGACACGTTGCCCGTTGGCGTCCACTGCAGTATGGCCTCACCACCTTTACGTGAAAGGTCCACTTCTGGCACGTCCTCTCTCAATGTGCCCGTACCACTTTCATCATAATATTTTGTTCTTTCATATGTCGATATCATGTTTGGATTGGTATAGGTAGTGTTGAAATGCACCTCTTCACCAGTTAGATGATGTGGACCGGTGGCCATGTGCAGTTGGGCCATGCCCGCATAGGATATGATCGAACCATCTATAGCTTTGTTGGTGAAAGAACCTCCCGACTGTATCTGTGTGTCGGTGTCGGAGTAGGTCTGTATCATGCCACCATCCAAAACCAACTTCTGTAGGGCGCTCATTTTGATCTGCCCCTTTGCGAACATGTTTATATTGCTATCGCTGTGGAGGTTGATATCTTTCACCGCCCGCAACGCCACGGCGCCTCCGGAGTAAATGTCTATGCTGCCATCAGCACTGAATTCCATCCACACATTGCCGGACCCATTGGCTAGGTACACCACTCCCTTGGTATCGTGCATCAGCAGTTGATGTCCTGAACCTGTCCTCAATCTTATCAATTGATTTTGGCCTGCGGCATCTCCATCATCCATAACAAACGTGTGGCCTGCTGCTCTCACCACAGATCTTGGAGGATTAGCGTCTGTGGGTCCCAACTTGAATTTCTTTTTACGCTCGCTGTCTATTCTTCCGGGGGTGCTGATACCGAATACCGCGCTTGGACTTTCTCTCCTTGCCGAGCTGGTTGTGGTGCCACGCACGTTGTCTGTTATAAGTCCCTGACTCTTCAGGGTGTCGGCGAACGGATGAATAGGTTTTTTCAATTTATCAAATTTTTCTTCATTGCTGGCCACAGTCCACGTGGTTCTGTTGACCTCTGTGGCTGGCACTTCATTGGTTCCGTATTTCTGTGCTACTCCCCTGTCGGATTCTCCCTCTTCGCTACCCAGCGCGGTGTGGGGGCTGGCGGCGATGCCGGGTATCATGTGATTGGTGTAGGGATCCTGCACGCAGCCGAACCAGTAGCCCTGTGAAACCTTGCCTTCTACGAATAGCACCAATACTCTTGTGTCTATGTCTGGTGGCACCATCCACATTCCATAGCTGTGGGGGCTGTCAGTAAAATCATAAGGACCGGTTTTGGTTGTGGCGCTGGGGCTCTTGGCTCCGTAGAACGGTGTTAGGTATTTCACGTCATACAACATAGAGCTAGGACCCTCGTCTGTGCCTGAGAGGCTGGGAATAATCACTTTCAATCCACCCATTTTGGTAACGTCCACATTGTCTTTGACAATGCCGATGTATGGGCCGGGATCCAACTCAGTGTACTGGGTATTCCTGAACTCTTTGTTGGGTGTTGATGCGTCTCCAAATACTGTCATATGTTTGTTCTAATGTACCCGAAAGTCTTTTGTTCCGCGCACTCCTTTCTTTGTTTCTCTTTAACGTGGTTCTATTGGACCAACTCCTGAATATACAGATAAATCATCTTGTATCTCCTTAGCTTTCCTCATCTTATCCTGTGCTTTCTGCAGTTCCTCCTGGGTTGCATATGCTGTCATCTTTTGGCCTTGGTTGTTATATCTAACCAAATCTAAAACTTGGGTAAATTTGCCCGAGTCAAAGATACTGTCTACCTGCGCCACTTTATATAATCCGCTGAAGAAGATGTTCTCTAGGTTCTTGAAATCCATCACACTGGCGTTTTCATTTATATCTGTGGGGAACCTGAAATCTACTGTAACGAACGGTTCGGCCTGATCAAAATTAAAGCAGCCCAGATCGTCATCCCAAACGTAGCCAGCGAATGAGGTGAAACCACTACCATCACCCTTATTCTTACCTTGTCCTGCACTTTTGTCTTGGAAGGGTAGCGCAAAGTCTTGTCCTATAAATGCAGGATCGCCCAATATGGTCATCTGCACCGAAACCATGTCTGCCAAGGGATTGGTGAGATACTCATAAAACTCGTCCACCTGTGTTTTGCTGCCACCAGCACCGGTCGTGGCGTCGGCCGATTTAGAGTATGAGGGAAATCTACGTAGAGGCAGCAATGGCTCTGGTTGATCTTGGACGTAGCTCCTATATAGTCTAACCTGTTCTTCTAGGCTGAGGTCTTTGACGGTTTTCTTCGAAGCAGCGTCGGCCCCTGTGCCATCCACCATCGCTGCTTGAAAGTACCCAAATTTGAAATTTATTTTTAGATCCAATATGTCATGGTTCTCTCCGGTATAGATATATCTGTAAATTTTTTTCACGGTTTTGCCCCATGACGGAGAAGCACTCAGGCCCGGCAGGGTGAAATTCATCACGTGAACGGCATAAGGAACGATTGTGTAAGTGATCTTTTTTGGATGCATTCCTAGCAGGGCATCCCACTCAGCCGTTCGTGTTTCCACGTTGGTTACCACTTTGAACCATGTCACATACGGTTCCGTCTCTGGTCCTGGTCTATCTGCTTGTGCTTCCATTTGATTGTATTTGGCCTTTTGACTTTCTGCTAAATCATTCCAATATTTTTTCACTGTTTTTTCGATATCTCTAAAAGCATCTGACTGTTGCACACAATCCGTTATCACTTTCACGATACTGTCATTGGGCCTCACGCTGACTTGAAACTTTGAACCCATTGATCCCAAATTCCAGTTGCCGCTACCGGTGTTTTCGTTGGACCCTGCAGGCAAATTTCCAATTTTTATTACATACTCATCTGCTTTTTGCCTAACTTGTTTTTCTATCTCCACCTCTTGAATCTTGTTAAGAGCTATGGCCAGTTCATTCATGGCCTCGGCCAGTGTTCCACCTCTTCTGGTATTACCAAAAGTCGACATGCCCGCTATGCCCGCTGACGCGGATCCCCTTACATACAAATATCTATCCTGCATGGCGAATTCTGTCCACGGCACTGCATTGATTGTGTAAACCGTGCCCCCTGCATTGATCTCCATCTCTGCATTGGTGACTTTGATCGGTAGTTTTCTTTTTGTGATTATATTTTTTGGATTTCCTAGATTGTCATAACCACGAAATTCCAGTGTGAGAAGATAGGGCGCATCTAGATGATCCCGAAATTTGTTATTAAAGGCTGCGGCCCTCATCTTTTCAAATAATGTGACACCATACGGCTCATGCAGCACCATTTCTACCTTTGTGAAGTTCATCATTTTCCTTTGCTCGTTGGGACGGTGCACTGAGGAAATTTGAACTTTTTGAAAGAATATGTCATGCCCCCTTTTTAAGATATCCGAGGAGGCCGCTCTTGCTCTGATTAGAGAATCTTTCAGTTTAACCGTGGCATACTTTGTGCCTATATCTGCGGTTTCTACAACTGCCTTGGCTGACTTATATTCTCCTCCCGCATTTAAATCACTAAAATTTCCCTCGGTACCAATACCAGAACTTTTGGCAATGATGTCTCGTGGTTTTCCGGTCAATATCGATTCAGGCTTGATTAACTCTGCCTGTGATATTCCCGACAATGTCCAAACATAGTTGTAAGAAGCATATTCATGCAACGCATTTGGGACCGGCCCACTCTGCTTTGACGAGGAAGTTTGCTTCACCGTGGTTCCTGTCATTGCTGGATCATATGTAAGCTCTTCTGAGGCCATAATCTTATATGCCTAGATCATTTTTTAGATTGCTCAATTTAGGCAACTGAATTTTTTTTCCGATAACGAAATCGTAGATGGGATCCTCGATTGCGTCCGGATTTCTCTGTGCGAAGACCCACCATAATCTCGGAGTGCCGTACAAGTCAAATGCCAGCAGGTCTGGCCTGTGTGCGTATGTGTGCGTTATGGTGTAGGCTACATCATCCTGATCTGCTGTGATCGCGCGAGGCAATAAAAAATCCAAGCTGATGTTGTTTTGAGATGTGTTGAAATACGGAGACGTGTTGCTGTATTTGGCCATTAGATGTATCCTATTCCATTTCTATCATTCAAGTCGCCACTGATAAATTTACGCATGCTGAAATTTTTGACCGATTCTCTAGAATAGATCGGTTGCAGTTGCAGCGTGACCTGGCTCATTGTGGGAGCCCATGAAGTATTTTTATCTGTCAGTAATAATTGTGGCCCAATGAATGTTTGTCTTGTTTCCCTGCTCTGCACAGTGCAAATATAGTCAACGTCGGCTCTCAAATCGATCGAAAAGTTTTGCACCACCACCGGCACTTTGTTGAACACATGTGATCCGTAGCCCGAGAGGCTCAGTATTGGGGGAGGATTTCCCTTGAGCCCATCATCATCGGCTCCAAAAAACATCTTAGTCACTGACCTGAAGAAATGCAGCA